GTGGAGCGCATTCCACTACGGCGACGCGCTGGGTTCAGGTTCTCAAGTTCTTCTTTAGAAACACCTTCAACAATGACCCTTCTTGCGGTCTTGGCGACTTCAAGTTGTCTGGCGAGCCTGGCTTCGTCTGGGCTTGGCTTGGCTCTCTCCATGTTCATATCGTCAACAGCAAGTTTGAGAACTCTATTCATGTCCTCAAAGTTGGTAGTCCCATTCTTCATGTCACGAATGAGACCATCAACCCAATCCTTGTCAAGGCCGCCCCTTGCCGAGTAGGCGGTTGGATAGTCTTCTAGTGACTCTTCAATATCTCTCAGAAACTCTGAAATTCTTCTGCCGCGACGGTCGGTAATTGACAGCGGTGAGTCCATTGAAGAACTCCTGAGACCACGAGCACGATTCATGCGTGGGTCTCCTCTGGTCTCTGCAATCTCCCATGCACGGAGGTCTTCCGCTCTGACGCCAAGGATTCCAGCAAGTTCACGAACTGGCGTTCCTTCAAAGCGCTTACGCAAGATGAATTCAGCAAGAGCCCTATCGGTGTCCTGGAATCGCGGCTCCTGACCTGGCTCCCCTCGTTGCGCAAGTTGTGCTGGTGTTCGTGCTGGGATGAGGTCTTTCGCCCTCTTCTTAATTTCCTGAATTTCTAGTTTCCGCACTTCTTCGCGCGACATACCATACTCTTCAGCAACATCATCAAGTACTTTGCCAGCAAGACGAGCATCAACAATCGCCCTGTCTCTGTCAATCTCAACCTGCATATCGTCCAGCAGCGCATCAACATCGTCTCTATCGGTTGAGGAACGAAGGCCTCTTCTTGAGCCACCCGCATCTATGGAATCAGCAAGTTGCTGAATATCCTCAAACGGACCACCACGGTCTCTTCCGTATGCAGAGAGAGTGGCTATTAAAGCCAGTCTTGCGTTGTTCTTATCGTCCTCGCTAAGAGGAGACTTTGGCCTTCTTCTGCTCGGAAAGAATTTTGTAAAATCATCTCTGTCGCCGTCAGACAGTTTTATATATTGGTCTTTAAGTGTTGAAATAAGGTCGCTTAGTTCTTCTGCGCCAGGAAATTCGTCTGGAATGTCGCCTTGCATTACTGATGCAACTGTCCAGTCTGAACCAGGCTGCGGGGGAAAGTAATCGCCCTGTTCGCTAGGCATAAACCGCGAAAGAACCTCCCCGAGGTTTTCAAGGAGAATTTCATCTACATCATCCATTGATGTATCACCGTCATTGCCAAGACTTGCGTCAAGCGCCTCTATTGCTCGCTGAAGTGCTTTTGTCTGCTCATCTATGGTCATTTCCGCAAAGCGGTCTCCCATTGCGTCAATAATTTCTCTTTGCTCTACGCTATTGGCCTTTGCCGTTCTTGAGCGAAGCCCATCAGGGCGACCCTTGGAGTCTCCAGCACTTTGCATGCTACGCACCATGTTACGAAGCGCATCAGAGTTTTGCTTATCCGTACTACGAACTCGCTTGTTATTTACTGAGTCAAGAACTGTGCCGAGGGCAAGAAGAGACGCAATTTGGTCGTCTTCTGACACTGCTCTCTTCCCTCTGGTTTTATACATGTCACCAAAGCGACCCTTGCCGCCAAGTTTTTCATAGGCATCCTGGACTTCACTCAGAAGGTCACTGACGCTCTCTTTGTCAACGCTCTCTGAACCATCAAGAATTTTGGATGCTGAGTAATCACCCGATGGCGCTTCCACGGATAGAAAATCACTCATTAGTTCAGACAGGTATTCTCTGTAGAAATCAATTTCATCGTCACCAGTGGCATCAAACAATTCCAACTGGTCTTTAACGATATTTCTAAAAGCCTCTTTTCTTTCAGATGGAGACATTTTTGCCATTGATTCAATTGCTGTTCCAGAACGCAGTCCACCATCACGACGGTTCTTGGCCTCAAGTTCGGCTTGTCGCACATCCTCGCGACGCATGTTGAGCGACTGAGCAACATCCTGTAGTGACTCCCCAGCCTCGCGGCGCTTGAGAATCTCATCGTTTGTCTTGCGCTTTGCATCGCGCTGGCGGATTGCCCGAAGTTCAGCCTTTCGCACGTCTTCGCGGCGCATGCCAAGGGACTCGGCTACGTCCTGCAAGGACTCTCCAGCCTCACGGCGCTTCAAGATGGAGGCGTCGTCGTTGCTGTCTTTTCCACCAGATGAACGGAGACCACGACCAGTGTTGATGCCCTGCCCCTGGGCGGCCTGAATTGCCGCCTGAGTATTTACGCGACCACGCGTTGACCTGTCGTTGACGCCTGGAATCGCAGGTCTTTGGAACGGTGTCCCTTCTTGAACGATGCCATCGCCGTCACCGTCCCAAGCGTTGGGGTCAAATCTAGCGGTTAGGCCTCTTGCGAGGCGGCGTCCTTTTCCCCCTCCGCCACCACCAATCGCTCGCCCGATGCGATTGCCAAGCCCCTTCTTTAGAGTTTCAACTGCATCAATGAACTCGGGAGTGACACCAGAGGTAATCACGATTCCCTTTTCAGAGACATATGAATCTACGCGGTGGTAATCCATGATTGGGTCAAGGAGTTGCTTCGTGTGGAAAGCATTATTGATGTCAACTGGGATGACATACTCTGCTGACTTCACTTCAACTTCCTTCTCTGCCGAAGCAAGGACATCTTGGAGCATTTCCATGACATTCTTCAGTTTTGCAAGGTTGCGCTTGTTGAGCGAGCGGCCAATCTTCTCCTCAATGTCATCAAGGAAGAAGTCGTCAAAGTCCAAGTCGTCGGACTTTCCTGGCATTGGCATGAAGTCGTCTGGGTCATCCCCAAGATAGGCGTCCCCCTGCGGCTTCATTGACACAGCAAAAGCCTGTGCTGGAGATGACGGTATGGCGGGAATCTCTGGCGTGTAGACAGTCTGACTCTGGACGCGCTCAGGCTTGCCAAACATGAATTGACCATCCTGGAAGTGGAATGCCACTCTGTATGTTGACGACTCACCGTCGCTTGTCAGTCTGTCAAAAACAACAGTGTTCTCTGTTGCGGCCCTCACGATGACGTTGGAGCCAGACCGCTTGACAAGTTCCCTTCTGAGGGCAACCATCAGCGGGTTCTCTGGGGCAGATGGACGAACTGGGCGAACGGCCTGCTGTGGCTTCGGCGCCATTGGCTTCATCATTCCAGACGGCATTCCAGGGCTGTGCGGCATGCCTGGCATGCCCATCATTCCGTGACCCTTCTCCTCATCCGCCAGAGTAGTATCTGACTTAACCGAAATCGTGCCAGTCAGTTGGTTGGCTCCATGAAGAACTGGGGAAACCTCGTAAAGTTCCACCTCTCTGAGGATGTTGGCCTGAAGATTAGGGTCAAAAGACGCCTGAATGGTCTTGTAGCCAATTGACCACTCCTGCTCCTCACCAAAGAAGGCAACATTGGCGAAAGCCTCACGGCCCTTCTCTGAATTGAGGTTGAACTGAACGCGAGCGTAAAGACCGCCGATTCCAGCAGCCTTCATCTTTCCTGGCAGTCTTGAGTCGGTTGGGGGAACTTCGTAAATCTCCAAAACCTTGCCGATGGGGTCATTCCAGTTGTGTCCCCAGACGACTCTTGGCTTGCGTCGCTTCAGACTTGAGTTAAAAGCACCTGGGAGAAGAACATCACCGACGCTGTCCTTGTTTCCGACGCCAGCAACGAAGCACTCAACGATGCCCTGAGCCTGGTCAACATTGAATGTTCCAGAACTCGCTTTGAACTCAATATCAGAAAAAGACATAAGACTCCCTTGGTCTTCTTTGATAATAAACGAACGGCGGGTCCTGTTGATGCAAGTAATGACGCTTATGCGTATGTTTCAGTAAATTATTTACTGAAATGACCCTTGGACGCCAGCGTTCCACGCACGACGGGCTTCCTGTTCAGCGATTTCTGGCCTCTTCTTGCCCAAGAGGTTAGTGAACGTAGAGACGATTGAACTCCTGAAAAGCGTGCTTCGGATGTCCTCATCTGGGGCGTTGAGGGAAGTGAACATTGACGCACTCAGTTCACCAAATGTCTCGTCATTCACTAGATTGATGCGCTCAATCTGGGAATTCACATGAGCGATGGCATCCTCTCGGGTGAATGGGGCAATCGGTAGACGCTTCTCCGCATAGGTTTCGCGGGCATCATTCATGATGGAAGTCAGGACTGGCCTGATGTCTTCCTCAATCTGTCTAGTCCATGTCTCCCTGTTGAAGATGGAGTCAATTTCCAAGGATGCCGTGGCGAGTTGCTTCTTCGCCTTGGCTCCGCTGGCCTTTTCCAGAACGACCCTCTGTTGCCTCTCAAAGATTCTCTCTAGGCTTCTGTCAAGAATCTGGGTCCATCTAGTGAGGGCAATATTGGACGCTTGGTCCAATTCTTGGTCCACCTTGGTTTGAATTGGCGAGTTAGCCAACGCCGACATTTGTTGTGGTGCTGGTGGCTCTTCTGTGGTGGCCATTTCGGGTGGAGCATCGTTTGGCCCCATTGGTGCTGGCGGCTCCGCTGCTTGGGCAGCAATTTGCATGGCGCCCTGCATGGTCGTTGCATCTGGCGGTCCTTCTGGGGCGGCGTCAGTTGGCGGCATTCCTGGCATTCCTGGCATTCCTGGAGCACCTGGGGCACCTGGCATCCCTGGCATCCCTGGCATCCCTGGCATTCCTGGAGCACCTGGCATCTGTGCCTGCGGACCCTCTTCCATCTTCTTCTTGGTATTGGCGATGGGGGTGAGATTCGGGTTCATGAGAAGCGAGTCAGCAAGGTCGCTCTGAACATCCTTGCGTCCAGAATTAATTCTGTACTCGTTGGTACTGATGAGTCCATTCTGGAACTCATCCATGAGGTAGCGCTGGCGCTCCTGCTCGTACAGAATCAGGACTGGAACATCCGATGTATCAAAGTCAATGTAATTGTTTTCATCAAGTTCGTCAAGGGCGCGACCGAGAATTTCCAGATGCGGAAGCATTGTTTCGTTCCAGAAGACTCTGTGCTCCTCTGCGGCGTTGCTGAATGTCCTGCCCGCAGCGTTGCCAATGACCGACTCTGGCACTCCGAATGAAGCAAGAATCTCCTCTTTTGTGATTTGCCTCATCTGCATGTAGGCCGCATCACGGGGAGACGCAGATGTGTCAACATAATCAACACCTTCGTCCGAAGAAATAACCGTTGTCTGACCCGTTCTGCTCAGGTTTCCACGGAAACGATTCTTGATTTCCTCTTTGTCGTCCTCGTCAATTTCCCCCCTGAGGACGATTAGTCCACCAGGACGACCGTCATTCAGCAAGTAGTTTCTGTTATAGACCTTTGCAAGATTCTCAATCTCTACGGCGACACCAGCGGACTCAAGAGGCGTCATTGAGAGGTACGGGTCAAGCGGGTGTGGCTTGCGAATCCAGACCACATCATCTGGCTTCATGATGATTGTTCTGCCGTCTGGCATGATGACCTCATAGCCAGCGACAAAGTTCTTTGGGTCTGGAATTGGCGCGGTGGACTGCGGTGGCAAAAGGTTCAGGGCGATAACGGTTCCGTCTCTGGAACGAATCTTCTCAATGAACGCACCTCTGGTGCTCATGAGAATCTGTGAGGAAAGCCTGTATCGGAAGATGAAGGAGTTCTCTCCTATGTTCGCTTTGGTATTGAAGATTTTCAACAGGGGGCTGTCCTTAGCCGCCTTGCCGCCAAGAATCTGCCCGTCAGGTGAGTTATCCTTGCGAAGAATGACTGGAAGCCTTGCCTGGTTTCCAGCGATGGCATCAATGCATCGCGACACCCAAGTGACCTTCTGCATGCCCTCGCGATAAACGCGCTCAATGTCCCATGAGTCCTTGTAGCCACGGCCTGCATAGGCGGGGTTCATTGCGATGGGGGCGCCAGGACCTATTGCCGCCTTGGAAGAACCTGAGTTCAGTGACTTATTTTGATAACTATTCCAGGCCATTTTTTACTCAAGCCCTAAAAGGAATCCGAATATTCCGCATGCCACACCAGCCACAATAAAACCAAGGGCAGGGTTGAATAATCCCGCGCCAATACTGGTCAACAGTATAAACGACAGCATAAAGAGGTTGGCGAATGTCTGCCTAGTAAGTATCGCTTTGATGTAGCGTTGAATGGAGACCCAAAACACGCGAAGGCGGGCTTTGGCTCTTTGCTGTAGTGATGGTTTTGGCTGCCTTGGCATATGAACAACATTACCTTATACGACGAACGGCTGTCGGAGGGCATATTTATGTCAACAGATTGGAACAAAGTTTTAGAGTATCTTCAGCCGAAGATGCCTGGGTTTTGTCCAGAACAGCCATCCATAACCCAGAAGGTATTTCTAAGAACCTATGCCATTGAGGCGCTGTTCGGGGGAGCGGCTGGTGGAGGCAAGTCATCCGCTCTTCTGATGTCAGCATTGCAGTATGTGGATATTCCTGGCTATTCAGCCATTCTTTTCCGCCGCACCTTCGCTGACTTGTCGCTCCCAGGAGCACTCATGGACCGCTTCAAGTCATGGATTGACAATTACGACGACGTTCATTGGAACGCCAACTCCTATGTTGCGACTTTCCCATCTGGGGCCAGAATCTCCTTCGGATACCTGAACAACACGAACGACTACCTCCGATACAAGGGTTCTGAGTTCCAGTTCATCGGCATGGATGAGGTCACTGAAATTCGTGAATCTGACTATAGGTACCTGTTCTCCCGACTGCGTCGCCCTGCTACTGGACCACTTTCCAAGGTTCCCCTCCGAATGAGGGCCGCATCCAACCCAGCACCCAACTGGGTGAGACAAAGATTTATTGTTGAGGGCATTGATAATGGCAGAATTTTCGTGCCCTCCAAACTGACCGACAACCCTGGAATTGATGCCACCTCGTACCGTCAAGCCCTTTCTGCCCTTGACCCTATTGAGAGAAGAAGGCTGGAGGAGGGCGACTGGTTTGCCACCACCCTAGGGACGCTCTTTGACAGAACATCGGCAATCATCATTGACCACTCAGAAATACCTCAGGTCCAGTCATCGGCTCGTGTTGTCCGTTTCTGGGACTTGGCGGCTACAGAGCCAAGTTATTCAAACCCCAATCCAGACTGGACTGTCGGTACATTGATGATGTTTGACCAAGGAATCGCCTACGTTTTGGATGTCAAGAAAGCCAGAGTGCGCGGCGAGAAGGTTGAGCAGTTGATTGCCCAAACCGCCTATGAGGACGGACATGCTGTCCCCATCAGAATGGAGCAAGAACCTGGTTCTTCTGGAAAAGCCCTAGTTGACCAATACGCAAGATATGTGCTTCCTGGATACGATTTTCAGGGCATTCGCTCTACTGGGGACAAGGTCACAAGGGCTAGACCATTTTCTGCCGCGTTTGCTAATGGCAATGTCAGGGTCGCAAGGGGGGCATGGCTGACTGATTGGCTTGATGAATTTTCGTCATTTCCTGAGGCCTGTGACCACGACGACCAAGTGGACTCCGCCGTAGGAGCATTCACATATTTGGCTGGACTTGGGTTGCCACAGAGACGAGCAATCAGTATCATCGTCTAGCAAACCCGACTTACTAGGAGAATAAGTGGTCCCAGACGACCTCAGAGTTGCCATTGGCGCACTCAGACAAACAATCCTTGACCTTGATGCCATGGTCTTGGAATATTCATATGCCGAGCCGACGATGGAGCATGCCTCTGAGGCACTTCTTCAACTCAATCTCGCAAAAAGGGACGTTGCCTCCGTCTACGACGGTCTTGCCGCCTTCGTGTCTCACTTGATGGAAAACTTGTCCACCAAAGACCTTGCGCTTTCCAATGGTGCCCAAATTGAGCGCAAAGTTGCTTTTGACAGAAAAGGCTGGCGTCACGCTGACCTTGCCAGGGATGTGGCGCACAGGCTTATTGAGTCTTCCGTGGATATGGACACTGGTGAGGTGTTGTTGACAAATGAAGAACTTGTCGCTAAACTCCTTGACTACGTTCAGCCCTCCTATTGGCGGGTTGGCGAACTAAATAAAATCGGCATCAACGCCGATAATTACTGCGAAACTGGCGAAGCAAAAGCCAGCCTTGTTGTTAGAAAAGGAGAAAACCAATGAGTGATATTTACAAGCAGTTTGCCGAACCCTTCCCCAAGGAAGTTGAGCGTCAACTCAAGAAAGGTGGGGCGTACCTCACCTACATTCCCGTCAGCGAGGTCATCACCAGACTCAACAAGGTTGTTGGCGTTGGTCGCTGGAACTTCCAAATCAACAAGTGCGAGCGTGACGCTCTTGACCCTGATTTCATCGTCGCCCATGTGACCCTTGAGGCAATCATTGAGAATCCCGCTGGTCAGAACGTCCTCGTCAAGCGAGACGGTATCGGTGGGCAGAAAATCAAGCGCACTAAGCAGGACGACATTGTTGACCTCGGTGACGAGATGAAGGGCGCCGTGTCCGACGCACTCAAGAAAGCAGCACAGACTCTTGGCATTGGCCTCTACCTCGCTCGCACCGAAGAGGCGATGGAATACGATGTGGTTGAGGAGGCTCCTCAGGTTGCTCCGAAGATTTCCCAGTTGTGGGAACAGTTTGTTTCCCTCAGCAAGTCTCTCAGCGCAGACCAGCGCAATGAGTTGAACTCTTTCTGGACCAACTGGTCTGGTGGTGCCCCCAAGCCCACGAAGACCACGGCAACGGAAGAACAACTTGATGCTCTCATCACACAGTGCGTCGCTCTTTCGCTAAACGCCACTGTTGTGGATGAAGATGCCGATTCATAATCCGCCTCCTCATCTCTCTGCATCATCCATAGGCACTTTCAACCAGTGTCCGCTGAAATTCAAGTTCAGCAAAATTGATGGGATAACTGACGACCCAACAGAGGCAACCCTGATGGGAAACTTCGTCCATGACATCATGGAGGAGTTCTATCGTCACGACCCAGAACTGAGGGATATTGCCCTTGCTCGCACTCTTGCTTCCAAGATTTGGGAAGAAAAGTGGCGAGATGAGGTAACCCCATGGGTGAAGGGCGACAAGCAACTGCACATGTTCCGATGGAACTCGTGGTGGTGCGTGGAGAACCTGTGGAAACTTGAAGACCCCATGAGTATCTCACCGACTGGACTTGAGCGAGAAGTGAATGGTCTGGTTGGCGGAGTAAAAATCAAGGGGTTCATAGACAGGTTTGTCGTCAATAATGGGAAGATAACCATCTCCGACTACAAGACTGGCAAGGTGCCCAAGCCTCAGTATGCAGGCGAGAAGTTCTTCCAGTTGAACCTGTATGCCCATCTCTTGCGCTCGGAAGGCGTTGGTGAACCCGAAGAAGT